CAACGTTAATCTTGACACTATTAAACATTGGCTACGATTTACTCGTGGCGTGTTTTGTGTCGCAGTAGATGACGTTATCGAAGCCTTTCTCCCAAAGGATTCGTCAACCCCCTCCCCTCCCTGTGCCTCTTCAATTGCCCCAAACTGCAGTAAGTATGCTTATCGTGATGTAGATCCTTCTCTCATCGACTTCAACTTTGATGAGTATACTCCTGTAACGGAAACCGACTTTCTCTCTAGAGCTAGTACGACTCTTGCCGCGTTCACAAACGAGAAATCATTTAGAATAGCTAGTCGTATGCTTAGCGTTATCGTGCCGCTCGCGATAGCGCAGGTTAGCTCATGCGTCCTCAACCCCACCCAAATGCGCATTGTGGTCGATCATGTCAAGCGATTGACTTTCGACGTCGATGTGTGTGAACTTTTGCTCTCTGTGATGAAGATAGTTAGGGAGTCCGTTGATTCTCTATTCTCTGACAAACCAAGCTACTTTTCCCGCGTCTTGACTGACTGGGATGAGCGAATTGGGATGAATCTCTTGAAGATTCAACTTGATTCGATTAGCCATATCAACCAACTCACCCTCCCTGATTCCCCTTTCAAAGGAACCACTGCTTACATCTCGTCATTAGAGACTTATTGCATCTTCCTTGAAAAGACGAAAGCCGATGGAAAAGAAATTTCGAAATACCGCAAGCTTCATTTGGATATGTCTGCCTTGTTGTTGGCCGGGAAGATGAGAGAAGCCCCTTACGGTCTTCTCTTGTATGGAGGGACTGGAGTTGGCAAATCAGTGTCGGTCGACATGATTTGCCATCAGTTAGCACCTTTGTACGGACTGACCAGCGATCAAGTGCGCATGTGTTTCATTAACCCCGCTGACAAGTTTGACTCAGGGTTAAACGATCAACCATTTCTCATTTTGGATGATATCTGCAATACTAAAGCAGCCTTTCAAGACACCCCCGAAACTAACCGAGTGTTAAATATTCTCAATAATGTTTACACTCCTTCTCTTCAAGCCCAGGCAGGAGATAAAGGTCATATCTTTTACAATTGCAACGTTGTTATTGCTACAACGAATCGGAAAGATTTGAATGCCCCGTTAACCTCTCATAATCCAGAAGCGATACTCCGTCGTTTCAACTTGTTTGTGACTCTCAACGTCAAACAAGAATTTTTGAATGAGTTAGGTGCAATCGACCCTGCTAAGGCTCAACGAGAAGCCACCCGCATCCAAACTGAAACAGGTAACCCTAATGCCATCGCCGATATATGGAGCGTAACGATCGAGAAGATCAAAGTCTTACGTCAATCTACCGGTGATACGTGGGGTTACGATGTCGTGACCTTTGCTGACGAACGATTGGAAAATGTTTCTTTTTCCAAATTTCTTCAGTATTTAGCTCATAGCGTCAAAATCCATCGTGCCCACCAGGCTAGCGTTATACGTGATCTCTCTGGAAAGAACGTTTCAGTTTGTCCTCATTGCTCTTTGCTAGGTACTTTGTGTCGCTGTGTGAGACCCGAAGAACCTGAATCACCTGCCGATGTATCTTTCCCTCCCTTAGATATCGGCTTTTTCGGCTCACCTTTCACCCCACCCAATTCACCCGAACCTGGTCCCTGCCCACCCCAAACCACCTCTGGGTTCATCCTCCGTGAAAATTTCACGGCTGATGATCTAGAGCGGTCTTTAGCCTCGCCCGACTTAGTTATGATTGAACCAGAATTGCAGTCCGAATTTGTAGAAGATGCTGCCGGTTATCTCGAGAATTTCGAAGGAGTAAGTTACTTTTCGTTTCTCAAGAGGTATCCGAATTTCTGGCCAATTGTATCTTTTGTCCTTTATTACTGTTCTGAAATGATTGCACAGTTTTTAAGATTAGTTGTGTACTTGACTTTTCTTTTTGGTGTAGCCGTCACAAGCGGTTATATGTACGTCCTTCCGTGCATCATATGGCTAGTCTTCTTTGACATGGTCTTTGGTGTGGATGAGATTATATATGACATTGTGGTATCTCTGCGTAATCATGTTTCCCGCGACACCTCGTGGCGCGCATCACTGCTGCGCCGATTCGAATTGAGCTTCCTTAATCGGTTGCGCCTATGGTGTATTCGTCGTCGTTTTTGCACTAAGCGAAAGCTTATTTTGCTCATCGTCGGCTTATCCATCAGTGGATTAACCGTTTACGTTGCCCAACGTGCTTTGACTAAGAAGAAAAGGTATGCCCCTCAATCAGAAGGGAGTACTTATGATGTCCTTGGTCACACGAAACCCCCACCCGAAAAACCCGCTGTACTCTCCAAAAAGATCAGCGAAGCCGCTCTCACCTCTGTTCCCGGTAACATTTGGCCTCTCGTCAAATGCGCGCTGCGACGCCTCCGAATAGAGTTTCCCCACCCGCAAGGACAAGCTGTCGTATCAGCACAAGCCTTCAATGTAGTTTCTGATTACTTCATAACTGTCCGACACTTGTTCCATACCTCAGGATGCAACATCACTAGCGATCGAACGAAAATACGCTGCTCCGGGGTTAGCTCCGGTGCAGTTCCATTCTCCACTAACCATACAGGTGGGAACATAACTATTGTCCAAGAAATTGGTGACTTAGTTTTATTCCGTCTGAATGTGACAGCCGCAAGAGACCTTACAGGTTTCTGTGGCTCTTCATCCTCTCGCTCCCTTCAATTGCTGTTGTGCGAAAGAGGGCATGATGCCTTCCCAGCCTTTTCCATGCACCCAGTCACTCTGGCTGGGCAACCACGCATGGTTAAATCTACGGATAGAGCTGGCAATGTTATTGCTTCTTTTTCTGGTGTCCCATTCTCAACCAACACCCTCATAGATCGTGGTCACTGCGGTTCTCTCATCATTGACATAGATCGATCGGTTGTGGTAGGAATGCTCGCTGCCGCTGAAATCCGCGACCCGTCTCACGGGGTGTTTCAAATGCTCCCTCAGTTTAGACTTCAACCTTTAGTCGTAGGATCAGAGTTGCCAGACACTCGTGCTGGAGCAACTATTGTCCATACTGCTGAAGTGCTGTATGAGTCTATTGCTGGTGAAAACACAGCCATAACCCTTGGAGACACTGGAAGGCCTTCTCGCCTTCATGCTACTCGAGCGCGTCATACCCTTTTACATGACTCCATCTTGTCCGCTTTCGGAGAAGAGGAGAAATTTGGCCCGACCTACGTGTATCGACTGCTTGTTGATACCCCCGAAGGGGGTCAGAAAACTGTCAAACGAGAAACGGAAGTATGGAGTGACGGACTTGTCAAACTCACACGCCCAAGGCCTGCGGTTGAGATGGAACCCCTCCGCCTCGCAATCAATCACTACAAAGCATCTATTCTGCCCTGCGTCAAAAATTGCTCCAATGTGCGCAGGTTATCCGCTACAGAAGCTATATTAGCTAAAATAGACGGACAACCAATAGCGAATATTGAACCCATGAAATTTGATTCTAGTGGAGGCTACTGCTTCCCCGGATTAAAATCGGATTGGGTAGACCCCGAAACTGGTACAATGACACCTGAACTTGAAGAAGAATTTGAAAAGTGCCGAGCTCTTTTGGAGCAAGGTATCCGGCCTAACTTTATCTTCAAAGCTGCAATCAAAGACGAAACTCGTAAGCTTAGCAAAAATAAGAGTCGCATTATGTATATGAGCGATATTCTTTTCGGAATTTTCGCTCGTATGTATTACTTGCCCGTGATAAAGATGATAACAGAATTCCCCCTTGATTTTGAATGCTCTGTTGGGATCAATCCACACAGCACTGAGTGGGGCGACTTACTTAATTATCTATCTCGCGATGGAACCGTGAAAAATTTTATCCCTGGTGATTTTGCCGATTATGATGTAACTTTGAGCAACGCGTACATTTCGGCTAGCGTCGATATCCTTAATTGGATCGCCTCGCAATTTCCCTTAGGATATTCACCTACTGATTTAAAAGTAATGCAAGTTCTGTCACAAGAATTTGCGTTTCCAAATCTAGTTTACGGTTCAACTCTCCTCTCTCTGAACTCTGGTAATTTGTCTGGTAATAATCTCACTGTCTTTATAAACGGTATAGGAGTTAGCCTCCTTTTCCGTGTGATGTATCAAAAGATGGTTGGTTCTCTGGATAATTTTTCTACTAATGTGCGAATGACTACTTATGGTGATGATCATATAGTGTCAGTCAAACAAAAGTGTGCTCTAACAATGCCGTCGGCTAAAGTGTATCTTGGAGAACAGATGATGGATTACACAAAAGCCGACAAAACCCCGATAACCGATGAATATGAACCTATTGAACGAGTGGAATTCTTGAAAAGGAATTTCATCCCGCGCGATGGCCATGTTTATGCCCCACTTGCAATGGATAGTATGCTTAAAGCTTTAACCTGGACTATGTCTTCTGACCTCGGAGCGCAAACCGAAGGAGCAGTCACCTCGTGTCTGCTAGAATATATGCACTACGGTCGGGCCGAATTTGAGATTCGAGCCGCAAAGATCCGCCAGTGTGTAGAAGAGACAGATTTACCAGGTTTAGGGAAGATCGGAGCCTTACTATTCACCGACTATGATTGGTCTTATGAACGATTTCATTCGATTCTAAAGATCAATCAAACCAAACTCCACATTGGGAAACCTCGACATTTCCTATAACCCCCTCATCGAGCTGGAGAGCTCGTTAAATATACTTATACTGTAGACAATTGTAAAGCTTCATATAGCGACTTACTTAGTATAGATTGGTTACCATATATTCGAAATACAGCTTATCGTTTTAACGGCTTTTTATACTACTTTCATATCTTTTTAGATATAAGCTGGTTATTGGAGGATTAATAGAACCTCCTTAGTAGAACAAATTTATTGCAAAACAATCAAATCAACTTATAACAACATTTAATTTACATAGATCTTTAAATACTAAAGACATATCCGGCTCCCTTTCTCAAGCTGTGTCAATAGACGATAGTTTGAAGACTGACATCCACGATTTCCTTCGCCGCCCAGTGCGTATAGCCTCATACAATTGGAGTATTAACACGGCATTGACTGCAACCTTTGATCCTTGGACTCTATTCCTTGGTAGCAGCGCCGTGCGACGGAAAACCGACAATTACGCTCGTATACGAGGGAATTTGCATTTACGAGTTTTGATTAACTCTAACTCTTTCTACTACGGCTCACTCATAATGTCGTACGTCCCTATTTACGATTCCTTCTGGGATCAAGTCACTCTGGCTCGAACCTTGACCGGAACAACGGCGACAGCCGATTTTGTCGAAATTCTACAACGCCCACACGTCCAATTGGATGCGGCCACCTCAACTGACGCAGATATGACGCTTCCTTTCTTCTACCCCTACGAATGGTTCGATTTAACACCTCAACTCTCAGGCCCGGTTTCTCCCGGTGTCTGCGGAATCAACTCCCTCAACAAACTCGAACACGCTAACGGAGGAACAGATCCTGTTCTCGTTACGATTTACGCTTGGATGGAAGACGTCGATTTGTGTGTCCCTACCGCTTACACTGCGGTCATGGACTCGGAAGTAGCCATTGATAATAAAAGCGGTCCAGGAATGAAGATAGCATCCTCTGTTTACTCGACGTCGAAGCTTCTTAGTTCCCTCCCCGGTGTCTCCCCTTTCACCACTCCGGTGATGGCAGCCTCCAAGTGTGCATATGAGCTAGCAAAGCTCGCTGGGTTCTCTCGCCCCAGCGTCTCAACTGCTGAACACCTGGTATCTTTGGATTACACAGGTCAGCTATCGTGCACAGACAAAACAGATACAACAGAAAAACTGGCTTTGGACTCGGCTAATGCTGTCAGTATAGCACCTGGGATATTGAATTGGTCCCCGCAAGATGATGAAATGGAACTCAAGTCCTTGATGTCTCGATGGTCATACCTCACGACTATCCAATACGGTGTTGCCGATGCAGCCGATGCTTGCCTCGCGAACGTTCTTGTTCGCCCGATTGTCGCCGTAACCAATTCTCTCGAGAATCATTATCCGATCGTCAGTTACTGCAGCCTTCCTTTCGCTTTTTGGCGAGGCACTCTCCGCTATAAGATCCAAGTTGTAGCAGCAGCCATGCACAAAGGCCGTTTACGAGTGGTCTGGGACCCTTACCCGGTAACAGGTTACTCTAATAACGGTAATTACTTCAACGCCGCTTACACTCAGATCCTCGATTTGGAAGGAGAACGGGAGATCGTCATCGATGTCCCTTATGCAGCTATCAGACCGATGCTGGAGAATACCATCACTGGCACCGTGGTGTCCAATACGATCACCGCCGGCGGAGTGACCACCGATAATGGTACCCTCACGGTATACGTGCTTAATCCTCTCGTCACACCCAATACAACCGCAGCTCAACCGGTATACTTGAACATCTTCATTTCTGCTGGCGATGACTTCCAACTGATTGAACCCACCGATAAATTCACTGCACTAGCTTCATTCTTCGCAGCCGCTGAGGTTGACTTCATCAAACCGATTGGCGAGGAAGATGCTCTTGAAGTCCAGTTTCTGGATACACCCGCCTACCCCCATGCTTTAGTCGTGGGTGGTGAGAATGTCACGAACATCCGAGCGCTCACAAAGCGCTACATGTACTCTGAAACACACACTGCAATTAACCCGGCAATTGACGTGGTCACGTCCCTAGCAACTCGGTTTCACGATTCAGATCGACCCACTTTTCGAGGTCATGATCCAAACGGACACATTGATTCTGGTTCAGGTTATTTGTACAACTACACCCGCAACAATTTCATAAATTGGTTCGAGCCTCTCTTCGTAGCTCGCCGCGGGTCGTATAAACTCAGATACTTACCTAGTCATATTGATTCGTATGAAGCCAAACACGCAACAGTGTGCATTCAAGGCGAAACCACCATCAGTTCCTTGGTCTACTCGGTCGATCAGATCCAACCAACCGCCATCAGTCAGCTCCCGCTCGCGGTTTATTTTAACTCGCTTGAGCATGATAACGCAGCAATGCAGATCCGCTACGGCGGTAACCAGCAGACGATAGCAGTGGAAAAACCGTATTACACGCGTTTTTCCTTTCTCCCCGGACGTCGGTTGAGCAACAACAGCTCATCCGCAGGAGCCCTTTGGGGACCCCATCATAGCGTCACTCATGTTACACCGTCTCGCGTTAATACTTACGTCGCCCTGCGCAAGTACGTAGCAACTGGAGAGGATTATTCTCTCCACTTCTTCGTGTCTACGCCGGTGGTTTATTATTACGCAGATCCTGTTCCAGCGTGACAAGGGATCTCCTCCGTTTTGGAAGTTTGTCGAAGAATACAAATTTCCCTGATTCGCGTATCAGTTAAATGCGAATGACCGAAAGGTCTCCATTTTGATGGTTTTGTGAAGAATAAAAACCACCACTGCCTTTATGGTCCGGCAGTATAAAAAGGCCAGAGGTATAACCTCCCAGATCTCCGTGCTGGTTAACACATAGCTGTCTTTTTGGTCCGACAGTATAAAAGGCC